ATAGGTCATGGAGGGAGACACCAGAACAGTGGGTTCCTCCGACTCCTCATGCATTTCCAAAAGCTGCTCATTATTCACCCCCGGTTCCCGACAAAGTAAACGATCTGATTTTACATTATCTCGAATATAATCCGTCAAGTATTGGGTATGAGTGTGTATGATACCTTTTTCATCCCCATGGTGTTCAAGAATCCCCTTGATCTGTTTCACCAGAGTTGGAAGCATGGATTTCAAATTTTGAAAATTCAACTTTTGTTTAGCCATAATATGAATTGGAGATTTCTCAGGATTGAAATCAGTTCCAATATGAAGGTATTCATAATCCTTGATTCCCAGAGATTTGCAATATGCATCGGGATCAATGATCGTTGCGGACATGATTACCACCTTCTCCGCATGGGAGAAAAGGTGCTTGGACAGGACATCCACTTTCAGGGGAATGAACCGGATACCATATTCCACCCGCTCAATTATATAATCACTGTCATAGAATGATTCAGAGAGTAATCCCAAAGAATTGAAAAGATTCTGAAGTTTGGTATATTCCTGTTTCTTTTTATTGAACGTGATGATGTCTTTCTTGGCTGTATTGGAAGAGAACCATTCCTTGTAATCCTCACAAGACGTTTCGACTTTTTCCATCAGGGAATTTATCCATGAGAGAACCTTGGGCTTATTCTTGTCATCGTTGGGGAACGGTGTCACCAAAGTCTGGGTTTTCATCAGGAATGGGATATCAACCTCACATGTGAATTGACTCACCAATTGCTCTTCCAATTCCGATCCCTCGTCACACACCATCACTTGTCTCTTCTTGAGATGGTTTGGTAAGGAAAAAAACATGCTGTAATTCAGGGCTGCAAATTTGGAAGTCAGCATGTCATTACGGGAATTGTAATAAGGGCAGCGATTTGCTTTCCAGCATTCGGTCTTCTGGTTTGCCACGTAGATGCAGGGAGCGACATCGACCGATAGTGTGTCATCCACATCGCATTGGTAATTGCTCTTGCCTTTTAACAGTCCCGTATCATCGAAGGTCATCTGATATTGGTCTTGGAGGGATTTGGTAATTGTCAGGGCATAACAGCCAAAAGGTTCAAAATCTGAAACCAATCCCGCTCCATCCTCCCCAAAGATGCTGTAATTTCTGACGATCCTTTCAAATTCGGCAGGAACATCTTTGGATACATTGCCAAGCGTCTTTGCCAAATGTGTTTTACCAACACCCGTATCGGCATGGACGATCACGAATTTCTTACCATTCTCAAATGCTTTTTCAATGGCATTAAGAGCTTTGGCTTGTTTGTCACGGGGATTGAATCCCTCTGGAAAGTTTAAGATTAAGTTATTCATTTGTTTTTATAAAATTCTTCCAATGCATCACACACCACTTTAGCCATGGATTGAGTATCACACAATGCCCAATGTTGTCGTCCCTTGGAATGGACTTGGTATATTCCATTGAATTCCCTGTATTGGAATATTTCACCACCCCTGTATTTTTCAGTCGGTTTATCTGGATATTCTATTGCTATCATATTCATTTTTCTTTTACTATAAATGTTGTGAAAGCAAGGTCATCATTAAAAGATGAACTGCTATACAACACGAATTGTGTGTGGTGTGTTATTGTTTTTGTTTCTCCGTTTTTATATTTCACTAGATAATCATACTGTGGATACTCCACATACATATTCTCCCACATACTAAATGCGTTCGTTGATAATTTGTTACCACTTTCAACCATCCCATATTTAGGAATAATATATTCAGCCAAAAATTTTCTAAGAACTCCTTTGTTTCCTCGCTTATTCCAAGTTATTTCCGTTTGGATGTAATTAGACTTTGGATCAAACCTATAAAAAGCGACCAATTCATTATTTTTTAAAATGTAATATTCCCCATATTCAAATTCAGTCTGATAGTAAACATTCATGGTATTCCACTCAGTTACAAATTTCATTTGTTGAACCTTTTCAACGGAAAAATTGGACATGTGTTCTTCAAAATCATCGTCCATTACCCCATAATTCCAAGGACTTTCATTCATCAAAATCCTTTGGATATTTTCTATATCCCTCTGTTTCATATGGGTATGATACCCCACCAACAACGAATGTCAACCCGTGATCACGTAGAGATGATTATCGAAGAATTTTGAAGCTTCCGATTTGTTCAGCATCCGCATTTTCCAATACACCTCTTCCGTTCGGGGACAAAACGCACTCAGGGCATAATCGAAAATAAATCCCCCCTCCGTGAGCTTGATGTCATAAGGATAGGAGATTTCCCATTCCTTGACTTCCCCTCCTTCTTCGATTTTGAATTTTACGAAATTCTGCTTGGTGTTGAACATTTGTATTTTACCCTCCCTGATGGTTCGGGAGTTTAACACAAATTTCACTTCACGGAAAATCAATTGTTTAAGATGTTCTTCAATTTTAATCATTTTGGAAAGGGGTCAAGGTTCAATTCAATATCCATGTATCGCATCTTTTCGTTGGGACTCATGGGAAATATTTTTTCATTAAAGAACGGCCAGAACGTATCATCTGCTGGCATTTGTTGAACGAGGTAGCACATATCCATTGATATATTTCTATATGATTGCATGAAAATATCCCATGCTACCACGATATTATGTTTACGTTCGTTGATTTTCTTGGGTTCCAGAGAACCTTGATACTGGAGGGTTCTCAATCCGTTTTCGGATCGTAGAATCTCGTTGCTATTGGTGCATAGCATCTGGCGAATCTCCGGTCTTCCGGGGGCGCGTTCCGGTCTTCTACGGACGATCATCAGATCACAGATATTGCTTTTCAGCAAACGCTGTAACTCAGTCCGTTTTATTAGTCTCATTTATCTCACAAACGCCAAACATGCGTTGCTCATTCAAGAACAGTCCGTTCTTCACTTTTCCGTAGCCTTTAACTTCCAGATTACTCACACCACTTCCCATTCCGCTGGGAAACACCACAATCTCTCCAACTTCCGTGAAGAGAACATTCGGTCCTTTTAAAATCACTTTTCCCTTGCGCCACATCTTATCCACATTTGCAATTGGAATCAGAAGACTACCACGCTGGACAAAATCGCCCGATTGTTCAGTTCCTTGGGCAATGTCACAATATTCCACAAGCATCACATCATCCATCAGGCGGGAGAGGATATAATCATCCATACCGAAGTCTGTGGGAAGGTTGGGATCATTTAGATCAATGTGGGATTTTTGGGGTGCTAACTTATCAATGCTTACTGTCATGAGAATATTTATTCATCTTTTTTGGAAGGCAAGCGTTTTTTAGAAATATAATTAATTCTTTTCCGTTTCAACTTGGGTATCAAGTTCTGAAAGAAACGAAATTGTTCTTCATCAGTCTCAAAAATCTGACTATACTTATTTACCGTCTCATTGGCATAATTCAACAGATCGTCATCATAGAAACTCAGATAACGTGTCACCATGTAAGGGGAGAACTCTTCCAACAATTCGTTGGTCATCTCTCCTTTCTTATCAAAGATAATATGATTTATGGTGTTAAACATCGTGTAGTATCATATCCTCTCTGTAAATGTCTCCATGTTCTCCACCATCAGCAAACCATTTGGATGGAAAGTAACAAGTCTTTCCCCCAATTAAGGATGCCCACCAAGAGAACGTGGAATTGCTTCCCACTATAATATCACATTTACTCATCATGGCAAGCTCTTTCACATCAGAATCGGTTTCAATCAAAGTGTAATTGAACATATTAAATTCTTTTGTAACGTGTTCAGGAGAATCCGTGAACATATAAATTTTGGTTCCTTTTACCATTTCGGGGGCAAAAATGTTGAGGAAATAATCGAAATATTCTGTCTTACAGACATAATGAATATTTGGATATATCAAATAATCCCCCCTTCTTACATGGAACGCCACTCTGATTATGGGATAAATACTGGGAGTTGAATTACTATCCCCAAAGTCCAATAACGATATAAATTCATCCTTAAATTCCTCAAAATATTTGAGGGATTGGAAATATCCATGAAGAGAAACACTTCCATGATGAAAAGGTAATTCATCGTAATTGAATCTCTTCTCGTGAAGAGAAATCACATCTCTAGTAACTGGTGGAGAACCATATTCAAAATTGCGAAAGATATTATCTTTATACGATAAGACGCTATTACCTTGACCAGCATTCCAATTATCGGGAACGATTATCAAATTCTTGTCATGCTTTTTGGCATAGGCGTATCCCGCAGCAATAATGAATAGCTGGTTTCCCAAACCACCAATTGGATGCACGTAGCAATTACTCATGGGAGCATCTTACCATTCCAAGAAAGGATGTCAAGGTGCTGAAAAATACAAAAACGGACACTTTCCGTCCGTTTTTTAATATCCAAGCAACCTTTTCCTGCGCGTATCAGCCGTGGACACCGAGAACGTCTCAGAGAACGCTGATACGGGAACGGTAGTAACCGAACTGAGGAACGGGAAAACCGAATAGGAATTGTCGGTGTTGACAACTGCCATATCGGTGAGGTGGAGGGAAGACGGGATGTTGAACACCGATCCCAGAACATTCACCGTGACGTTTGGAAAGGTTGCAAGGGAGAATGCTGATGCGGTGTGAACGGTGCTACCCACAGAAAAATTCACGGGGGAGAAAGCGAGTCCTACATCGGTGGTGGAAAGGGATACGACTCCAACTTGGCGACTTGTAACCACAACGTCTGCCCCAGAGAGATAGGTGACACCCGTGGCAGATAGGGAAGTGTTCGTAAGGTTCGGGGTTCCGGTTTTTTCAGCGGAAAGGAGGACGGTTTGGAACGTGTATAGGCTCATAGTATTATTTAGTAATTTGGGTAATTATTTTCAAAGTATTCTATGAGTTTGGAAGACACGGTATCCTTTCCAGCTTCAATATTATCAAGCTCGATTTTTTCCAAATCTTCTGCAACCTCATGATATGCGGATTGTGGAAGATTGAATCTTGGTAATGATAGAATTTTAATCCATTTAACTACCAACGGTGTCTTCGCCACATTTGAATATTTTAAATCAAAAATTTTATCATTATAATATGCCTCGATTTCTTCGCACAGCCAATTTCGTCCGCTATCCCAATAAATATCACCCTCTTCGTTTTTATCAAACCATCCCCTAAACCAATCCAACAAGTTCAAACGGTTTTCAACTGTTTCTTTTGAATATGGTCGTTCAACGTAAAAAGCGTCTATTTCTGCCAACTCGTAAGCTTTTTGGATTGCGGTTTCTGATACTGTCATGTATTAATTTAACACAATTTTTAAATTTGTCAAATATTTTTATTGAAATCTGTTTTTGGTCTGATAGTCTGTTAAGTAATAGTATGGCTAAAAAATACTCAACAGATGAAGTGATCAAACTTTTCAAGGAGAAGCATGGGGATAGATATGATTATTCGATGTTTATTTATCCCGGTAAAAAGAATGATAAAGGGATTGTGATTTGTAAAGATCATGGTCAATTTCTAACTTCCAAGCAACATCATTTACAAGGTTCTGGTTGTCCTGATTGCGCGGGTGTCCCAAGAGGGGGATTCAAACGAAGAACCCAAGAACAATTCATGGAAGAATTGAAAGAAAAATATTCGAAATTTCAGGAATATGATTTTTCTAAATTCATATATAAGAACAACACCACCAAAGGAATTATCGCATGTCCCAAACACGGAGAATTTCAAATCACTCCCAAGCACTTGTTGGCAAGACAATATGGTTGTTCCGAATGTTCGGGAAAGAAAAGATTGACGATTGAAAGGATCAGGGAATTAACATCATATCAAATTCCCAATCAGGAATACACAAACAATAAAACACATATTAAAGCTGTGTGTGAATTGCATGGAGAATGGTTGGTTAGACCGGATAATCTTCTTCACTCTAAAACAAGATGTCCAGTATGTGCTGAGAATCTATCTAAGATTGAAGAAGAACTTAGAGAATTTGTGGAGTCTGAATTGGATACCGACATTATTAGAAACGATAAACAAATTTTAGATAAAAAAGAATTGGATGTCCTATCCCCAAAACACAATATTGCAATTGAGATGAACGGGTTATTTTGTCATTCAGAAGAAGAAGGTAAGGACAAACATTATCATTTATACAAGACAAATAAGTGTCTGGAATCTGGTATTCGTCTGTTTCACATATTTGAGGATGAATGGCGGAACAAACAGGAGATTTGGAAATCCATTATTAGATATAATTTCGGGAAAGTTCCCAATAAAATCCATGCTAGAAAATGTGAAATAAGAATGGTTGACAATTTCAATACAAGACATTTTCTAAACGACAACCATCTACAAGGATATTCCAATTGTTCAATTTCGCTAGGACTCTATTACAATAACCAATTGGTATCCATATTAACATTTGGTAAAAGTAGATTCGATAAGAATGTGGAATGGGAGCTTATTCGTTTCGCCAACGTATTGAACACTTCGATAGTCGGTGGATTTCAGAAGTTGTTCAAACACTTCATCAGAACTTATAATCCAAATTCCATAGTATCTTACGCAGATAAGCGATATTCAATTGGTAATATATACCGTAGTGTTGGTATGAAAGAGATTCAAAATGATGCGGTGAATTATTATTATTTTAATAAGCGAGAAGGTATTAGATATTCTCGCCATCAGTTCCAGAAACATAAGCTCGAAGATAAGTTACCAATCTTTGATGAGTCGTTGAGTGAAGGGGATAATATGAAGATGAATGGTTTTTATAAGATATATGATTGTGGTAATTATAAATTTGTGTGGAGGAAATCATTGCAATAATTGATTCCGGTATTAAGTATTACCATGAACAGAAAACAATTCAAATTATACGTCACTATCAACAAAATCAATGGCAAGGTTTATGGGGGAAAACATTATTGGTATCCAAAAACTAGATATATGGGTTCTGGTTATAGATTGCGCCAAGCTATGGTCAAATATGGAAAAGAAAATTTTGAAACTAGGTGGTTTAATTTAAAGATAACTACACCAGAAGACTTGAATAGATTGGAAATCAAGTTAATCAGAAGGCTACACCACAAATTCGGTAAGAGTAATTGTTACAATATTCAAAAGGGTGGTAGGGGGGGTTATTACACTGAATACATGGATGAAAATGAATTGGATGAAGTGTATTCTAAAATAAGCAGTGGTCTTAAAGAAAAATATAAAGACCCCGAACATTATGATAAATGGAAAGAATCCTTAAAGAAAAGGAAAGCTACGATGGATTTAAGAAAATCTAAAGAGGGTAAATCTGATAAGGAAATTAAAAAGAGACAATTCATGCTAGATAATGGATTCGGTATTGTCACGTATGAGATATCATATCCCGATGGCAAGTCTGTCGTTGAGAGTAAAACACTCAGAGATTTTCTAACTGAATATAAAACAGAAGATCATGTATTCTCGCGCATCAGAACAAACGGCGAATATGTCTTCAAGAAGAGAACCAAACTTACAAAACACCCATTTCCAGTTAAGACGGTTATAAAATATATTTCAGAGATAAGAACATTCGATACCTATAAAAACGAGGAAACCCAAGGGTCTTCGGCACCTTGGGTTTCAGATTTGATTTGCGTAACTGCTTGAGTATTAACGACTTAGAGGTAGGTTGAAACCGACCCCGGTGTAAACGCAGTACCAAGACCCTTTACGATGATAAGGTGGTAATAGAGCGATGCACCAAAAATGTTGTTCACAATCCCGTAACGAGTCATAAGACCCACACGAGGAGCGAAATCATTTGGTCCAATCGTTCTTTGCACCATGATCGGGATATACGGACAGTATATCAGACCAGTATCATAGTATTCAGAACCCTTGTAACCCAACAGCGCATATTCCACACCACTGGTTTGACCAGAGTAGTAGTTAGGGCTATAGAGCGAGGAATTCTGAACTTCAGTCCGAGTATCACGATAAACCGTCCAGCGGCTACCAACAGTACCAACTTTTGCGATACCAACACCAGCAGTCGAGACTGTGCCATTGATTTCGTAAACCTTAAAGTCAGGAAGCATTTCGAGGATGCTGCAAACACGAGGAGTGGCGATAACAAAGTTAGCGGCACCTCTACGGTTACGAGCAGCCATACGACCACTTTCGATAATAAGGCGTTGATAGAAGGTAAGATTCCGTTCAGCAGTCCAACGTCCATCCGCACTAACAGGACTCCAGATGGAGAAACCTGCGCCAGCACCAGCATTGAAGGCAGTTTGGATCATACGCATCACAACTTCGCGGTCGATTTCGGCTTGGATTTCATACGACATTGCATTCGTAAGTTCTCCATCGATATCGATACCGTTCATGTTTTTGATGTCTTGTTCCAACTCAACCGACCAGCGGGTAGCTAATCTACGTGTTCCGGCCTCAACAGCGGTCTTTTCAAACTTGAGTTCGATTTGAGGGATTTTACCCGTCAATTCGTAGTTGCTCAAAAGTTCAGCAATACCACGGTCTTGATCTGCGAATGTCCAGTGTTCGGTGTTACCCGAAAGGAATCCAGCAGATGTGCCAGTGAAACGTGTGTCCAGAAGTTGATAACCAAGTTCGGTGTCTGGAAGACCAGTACTACCATCGTAAGCAGCTTTAAGCTGATTACCGAAGCTAGAACCAGTTCCACCTCCAGAGGTCTTGCCGTCGATGCTACTATCGCTCAGAGTATCACCTTGATAGGCGTAACGAAGAGCGAAAGCAAGACCAACAGGACCACCCATAGGCTGAACGCCTACGATCTCATTGGAAATCAATTCAGGGAAAGTGCGTCGAATCATAGGAATCAGAATCTTTGGCAGACGAGCATCACCAGTAGCATAGGAGTCGCTGTTAGCGATACCGTTGCCAATGGAAGTCGTTGCACCGAACACACCACCGGAGGCAGCAGTATTCGATTCTTGGTAGCACCACTGTTCTTGGTTCTCAAGGAGCATTGCAGTGGTCTTGTAAACGTGTTCGTTCCGAATAGCTGGGATCGAGTCCGAGCTATAATCGAGAACCTTACGCCACTTGGCAACTGCTTGTTGCATCTTGGAGCCTTGGATATCAGTAGATGGTAGATTATTCATATATTTGACTTTCTATTCACATTGTTCAGGAATTGCTTCCTCATAGTGCGGGTTGGAAATTTTTTACCTACGGAATGTTTGTTGTTTCAAAACATCCAGATAAGGATCAGATTCTTCATCCGTATTATTATTTACCTTTTCAGTAACAATTTTTTGTTCTTTTACGAAATCGGGCTTGTGCTTGCGGTTTTGAACAGCTTCTTCCTTGATGGTTTCCAGTTGCTTTTTCTCTTGTTTTTCAAAGAGGCGAACGGTGTAATCAAAGTTATCCTGAATGAATTGCAGGGACTTGTCTCCCAAAGCCTTCTTCACAAAATTCTTTTTGGTTTCAGGATACTTGGAAGTTCTGCCTTCAAGGAAAAGTTTGACTTCCGACTTGTTCTTGGATTCGGTGAGGAAGCGAACGTTCTTTTCAAGTTCAGCATTCTTATTGCGGAGCTTGTCGATTTCACTCTTACCTTCCACGATTGCCCCAGATACGGATTCCTTCATGACAGCAAGATCGATTGCAAAGACCTTTTTGAGATTTTCCAGAACATTCATGGCTGTCTTGTTCTTGACAGCTTCCTTGATATCTTTGGTTGGAATGGATTCATCAATGAACTCGTCAAGGAAAGCACTAACGGATTCCGTAAGTTGTTTTTTGAACTTGAGAAGATCGCCGTTCTGTTCGCGCTCATACTTTTTGATAACCTTGACCAGCTTTGCGGTCTTATCTCTATCAAAAGCTTCCATGATCTTTTTCATCTTGACCGTGCGATCCTTATCAACGGATGTCATCAGGGTCTTGAGTTTGGAGGCATATACTTCATCCTGTTCCAAAAGGGCAGCTTCAACGGCCAGATCAATCTTGGATTCAAGGGATTCCTGAATTGCCTTGATGGATTCATCGCTGAGTCCCAGACTTTTTTGGATGTCTTCCGAGAAAAGGTTCGTGCTTTTTTTCTTCATATTATTATTTAGAGATCGGGTATGAATTTTTTGAAAATCAGAACAAAGGATTGTCGATTTCTTGAGCAATTCTCTGTTGGATTTTGAAATTCACAGCATCCTTGAGTTGTTTATGAGCTTGGGCATGATCATTGGTCATGATAGCCTCAATGAATTTGGAGAGATCGGTTGATTCCTTCACACAATTGTTGACAGTCTTTCCACCCTTTTTCTTGGTGCCTTTCTTTTCGTAACCTTTCCAACAGGCTTTTTCCTCATCCTCATCATTTTTTTCATCTTTCAATGGTGGGAGATTATTAACTCCATAAATTTTCATACCTTTATGTGTCCAAACCGCATCATGTTGTGGTAATTTCTTGTAACCCATGGATTCAGCCTGTTTAATACGTTTGGTTCTCTTATCATCACCGGATTCCTCATCCTCATCAAAAGCGTTCCCGCGATTATACGATCCTTTGCCCTTCTTCGGCTTTTCCGTTTTGGTTGCGGGGGCAAAATTCTTGCGCTGTTTCACTTCCGGTCCATCGAAAACGTGCTTGCCCTGTTTCTTCAAATCTTTATATGTTTTGCCCATAGTATTATTTAGATTTGTTGGATAAACTTTATGATCTGTGCGCGAAGATAATTATCAACATCGTGTTTTGGAAGTGTTTTTAGAGCTTTGCCAAAGTCCTCGTAGATTTGTTCGTAATCACCGTTTTCGGTAATAGTCCAACTTTTACTTTCAAGAATACCGTCAACAAAAGCTGTTGGATATGATGGATCGGCAACACAGTCGATTGCAACCAAATGCATGTTTTCCACAACCTTATGACCAGACGCTTCACGCAACGATCCAAGCGATCTAGTACTCATACCGAGGGAAACTCCATTATTGATGAGTCCGCGAACAATATTTCCACATATCATGCCTTCTCCAGAGAGAATCTTTGATTTCCCAACCCATGCCTTACCATCTTTCCTGAGTTCAGTAACAAGGTGACATGCACGCTCTGGATTTACCTCACTGGTATTGGAATGATTTAATTCCCCAAGTGATCGTTTAGTTACAACCATCTCATTCAGATACCGATTAATTTCACGATCAAGCTCATGCTCTGGATAGATTCTCCCGTTCTTATTAATCTCCGAACCAAGGTAAACCCCCTGCACATATAGATTACTACCACTTCCACGATTAGTCTGTTCTTCGACAATTTCCAATCCATCGAAGTTGGTGGGATCATTGTACATCAGCTTTAGTTTTAATGCCATGTTCTTATTTATGTTTTAAATCAAAAATTCCATCAAATATCCACCAGTATCCCAAAATTTATCAACATTATCAGCCAATAATTCTTCATCGTGGGTGTAAATCTTATCATGTTTCGCGTTGATAAATTTCCAACAAACTGGTTCGATGGTATCTTTGACGATAAATCCTGATTCTTCAAATAGTGTAAGATCATCCCAATCAAATAACACATTACTTACTATTGTATTTAATTCATGATCATTCATATACTGTCTTATCATAGATTGAAACACTTTAGACATATCAACATCGTGTTTATTGGCTACTCTTAATACAGTGTTATCTTTAAACGATATACAACCATAT